CCTGCTACCTCTCCTGCTTTTCCTTTCAACAATGAACCTCCTACGTTTTTAGCTAAACCAAAAAGTGCTTTAGGGGCTGTGCTTAATAATTGACCTGCTATTGTTTTTCCTGCTGCACCTGCTGCTGTTGCTACTTTAGGTAAAAGAGCTGGAATAGCAGTTTTTCCTATAAATGTTGCTGCTGATGCTAATGCTGTTCCTATTGGCATATTATAATTTTTTTATCATTTCATTACAGTTTACATCTCCTTGAACATAACCCCAATCTTTATATGTTTTCATAAGGTTGTCATTCTTAAGGATGGCGTAAACAAATTTACTTCCTTTTTCTTGACAGATACTTGTTAAAACCCCTATCAAGTATTCTACTGCTTCGTGTCTTAACTTTTTATCTACCTTTTTGTCTGAGATAATCCATTCTACCCACGATACTTTTGAGTTGGTAAAATACACAAAACCAGCGCAAACTGGCTGATTATCATGCAAAACCATTACTCCTCCTTGTCCATCTTCTGGTAAAAATTCTTTTGGCGGAGGAGTCCAACCCCATTCGTTCCACCAATTTACCAAAACTTCTTCATAATCAGAAGGATTTAATTCTATTATATTAAATTCCATTCTATGCAAAGATACTAATTTTTACGGATAGCTTTTCATTACCTCTGACTCTATAGCAAAGAGTTCCACTGAGTTTGTATTAAAGTTGGTTAGAGTAAAATCAAGTGAATGACCAATCATACCTCCTGTTTCTGCCTCAACATTTTTAATATATAATATATAAGGGTCTACGACCCCTATTGTTTGATTTCCTTCTATAGATGTATTTACAAACATTCTGTTTATACCACTCCTAATATCCACTTCTATATTTGTAATTTGTCCTGAAAATTTTATAACAGTATATGCTGGTTCAGCAAAATATATATAATCACCTATACTGACTATATCGCCAATAGACACAAGGGGGTTGACAGAAAAATTCAAGGTTAAAATATTACTTTGCAAAGACCATCCAGAAGTTTTTCCTATTCCATTTGCACTTCTTAAAGCATACTCGTCAGCTGCTGCTGGTATTTGATTATTTTTTCTTATGTAACCAAAGTATGCTCCTTCTTTTTTCTCAAACCATCTATAATCAATATATCCTTCATTTTGTAAATCAGTTTGTAAATTAACATCCCAAGCTGCATCAGATTCTAAATTTATAGATTTAAAAATTTTGTTTTCTAAAGGATTTTTGTTAAACACACCTGTAATCTGTGAATTATACTGGATACCATAGTAGTTGTTTCTTAACTCATTTGTATTATGTTTATATAAATTACCTGCTTTGAATGTGTATAAATAATTATTCATACCTATCATGTAATCTGGTATATATGAATAAAAAGATGGCCAGCCTTTTACTGAATCACTATAAGTTAATGTGTATTCAGTAGTAACTGGAGATGGTACAGGGGGAACAGTGCTTGGTGTTGGAGGCGTTGGTGGTGTTGGACCTGGTGGTGTTGGAGAAGGAATAGAACAAGTGTTGCTATTGTATGTCAAATTGTTTAAACCACCCATATATCCGTGATAAAAACATTCATAACTAATAGTTCCATATCCACCCACTACAGTGATTGTAACATCACCTGAATAATAAGTGTAAGGGTTTCCATCTAAACCTGTCTTTGGACCATACGCTGTTGTTCCTGTATAAGTAAAAACGTTAGTTAAGTTAAAGTTTTGAAATGCAATTGGATGGGCTGCTGGTACGTTTTTTAAAACATAAGTTCCTACATTTGAACCATACGTTCCATAAGAACCTCCAAAAACAAATACATTTTGATTATTAACATTTTGTATTGTCACTTGGTTTTCTAAACCTAAACAATAGGCAGGCGCTGGTGTTGGCGCTGGTGTTGGCGGACTAGGAGGCGTTGGTGGTGTTGGAGTTGGCCCAGGCGTAGGAAGAGGAGTAGGGTCTATAGTTCCACAATTAGAAGTACAACTTACTTCAGTGTTATTAAATTCTCCAGAAATAGTGTTTTGTTGAATTGGAATAGATGCTGAAGTATCTATACAAGGGCTTGAAATTTCTCCCGCTTGTAATGTAACCCTAGTTTTAGTACCGTCAGCACAAGTTATTGTCCACTCACACTCTTGTAAAGCGAGAGTACCATTACCATTAACATTTTCAAACCTACCTTGCTCTACAGCTCCAATAGGACACTTTAACTCATAAATTATAAATGCCATAAAACAATATTAATATACAAATTTACGAAAATTTATTGGTGCTAATCGATAAAGCCCCATATCCCCGTTTGGTGATGTTTTGTGAAAGACAAATCTTTTGAATTGTTAAATAAATCTGCTGGTAATATTTCAATTTGCTCTTTATTGTGTTTAATAAAATTAGATAAAGCAATAGGGCCAACTGTTTTTCTAACAATAGTTCCCCTTATAGTTTCTTTATAATCTGGGTAAGCTCTTACAGCTTGTAAATTTTCAATAATATTTTTTCGGGAGTAAGTCAGAAACCGTGTCCAAAATTCTGATGGTGGTGAAATCATTAAACTGTTTTGAACTATTTCATCCCCAGCTGAAGCTCCTACTATGTAAATCTTACTATTATTTAATTGATGTAAAAAAGGAGACTTTAATTCCATATCCATATCAATATAAGCACCACCCATTTTTTCAAGTATTAAACTTCTAACATAATCTAATCTAAATATTTTATGTAATATTTTTAAAGTTTTATAAAACTCTGGGTCATTGCATTTTATAAAATCATCAATCTCTTCATCATCCCAAATCTTAATACAGCAATGGTATTTCCTCCAAGAATCAAGACATGTGTGCCATTTTTGAGACCATTTTGTTTTATCTCTAGGAGCAAGAAAATGTAACATCATTTAAGTTTATAATGTATGTAAAAGTTTCTAAAGAAATTACCAGCAAAAATGTCTTTTCTTGCATGTTTACAAATTGCTGATTCGTATAATATCATATCACCTGGTTGAGCATATATTTTATACCATTCTCCATCGTGCCCTTGGATATCAAGAGGCCAGTCATCAGCATATTTTTTGTTAGCACAACCACAAGTTAAATCTTTATCTACTATTACAATAGAAGATATATGATGTGTTTCTTCTCTGTCTACATGTTCTTCTAACCTTGAACCTTTTTGATAAGACCTTATACCATATATATAACTTGGTTCAATATCTACACCGCAAAACTCTTTATGTACTGGTAAAAATTCTTCATGTAATATATTTTTAACTGTAGGCAAATTATCAAAACTTAGTAAGCTTGTATCTCCTGGAACATAATGTTCTTTACCATCAAAATTTTCCGTTTCCTCTTTTACTTTTAAAAGCTCATAACATTCACTAATTAAATTCCATAATTTAGGTGGACATTTTTGTAGAGCAAAACCATTTGGAGTTAGTTTTGGAATTTTTAACTTATTTGTTGTTGAAATGTCTTCTCCAACTTTTATTATTTTGCTTTCAGTCTTTGGTAGTTCTTGTATAACAGGTTTTACTTCTTGTTCTTCAACCTTTTTTTCTTTATGCAGCTCCGCATATTTCATAGCATCACCACCGCCATCCCACACGTTTTCTCTCCACCATGAAGTAATTATATATTTTTTACCTTTAGTTAAAGTTGTGCCTTCATGTAAATAATCACTTGTAGTTTTACCATCTTTCATGTAGTTCCACCATATAGCTTTACCCTTCACTGGTTTTACAGATTGTTTTAAATTAGGAAAGTTAGTATCACCGCCTTCAAAATCATCATTTAAATAGACCATTAAAGTATGTGTTCTGTTACCTGAAGCTAAACAGTGCATATCGTATGCAGGTCCGTGAAAATAATCATTATGTGGTTTAAAGTATTGCCCTTCTTCGTAAAGTTGACCTTGTATAGATTCACCCTTTTCTATAGGAATATTTAATTCTTCACTAATTCTTTTATGTATTTTTTGAATTGTTTCATTATTAACATCTAAATTACTTGTGCTTGATGTTCTATGGTCTGTTATATCTGACCTATCAGTACCACCTACAACTACCGAGGAGCGCTGGTGGTTAGATTCTATCATAGATATAATTTCATCACACTCTTCGTTGGTTAAAAAATTTAATATTTCTTGCATTAGATTAGATTTTATTTATGTAAATATAAAGAGATTATTGTTGTTCACAAATTAAACAAGGTCCAAATTGACCATTCGACCACTGTCTAGAATACGACCCATTACTCACATAAGTGTCAGCAACTGAAGTGTTACAATTTGCATCAGTTCTAAAAAAGTTAGATGCTTGACAGAAAGATGAATTGTTGAAGTACATTGTTTCAAATCTAAATGGATTACAAGCCAACAAAGCAGAGCTTCCTGTAGAGATACTGTTTATAGCAAAACAAGTTGGTGTTGGTGGTGATGGGGCTGGCGTAGGTGGCGTAGGTGTAGTTCCTTCACATAGAGAACATGAAGCGAAACTATCATAATTTGTATAATCAGCACCAGTAGCTCCTCCAAGAGTTGAATATTCATAACAAATACCTGATATCTTTAATACGGTTGGGAAAGTTGTTCCCGTAGGTCCACTTACATAAGCAACAGCATCATTACCATCACAAATTAAATATTGCGCATAAACTATTGCCGGCGTTGGCGGCGTTGGCGGAGTCGGAGGTGAAGGGGGTGGTGTGAACCCTGAACAATTAAATCTGACTTCTTGTACTTGTGCTTCTGAGTTATAAGTTGGAGCGTTGTCGTCTATAATTTCCCAATATTTATTAGTATTAAATTCAGGATTTGTTCCTCCAGTACCTATTATAGTAATAGCCTGACCTAATTGAAGGCTTGTAGCGTTAGTTATTCTAACAAAATATCTTGGAGATGTAGTGTAACATTCTTGTATTTCAATATTCTGATATGTCACAGGTGTGGGCGCAGGTGGTGTTGGTGGTGTAATAGGAGGACAACCAGATTCCTGTTCTACTAAACTTATGTTTTGACATGGTATACCCTGGTCTGAAGTTACCCCTGCATCTCCATTGTAATAATAATATTGTGGGTTGTTACCAGAAGTTCCATCAACAAATCTTTGTCCACTAGAAGGTCTAAATGTACTTTGATAATAACAATCACTATCATTTAAAGTACAATGTATTAATCTATAAAATAAATTTGTAGGTGTTGGCGATGGTGGAGTTGGCGGCTCACCACCAGCACAAATTTCACAAGAAGTAAATGTAGCAAGGTTACTTAAACTTACTCCAGTAGTTGAACCAGTTGGCTCAGGCAATTCATAACATATATCATTATACCTTACTATATCAGGAAATGTTGAGCTTGTTTGATAAAATACTTGCACTACATTACTATTATTACACTGCTCATATCTTCTAAATATTACACCTCCTGGAGTAGGTTCTGGAGGCGTTGGAACGTCAGGCGTTGGAGGTGTTGGTGTAAGTGTTTCTTCACAATCTTCACAATTATCATATACTAAAGATGGAACATCTACATTACTAGTAGACCCAGTTGATTCAG